GAGGGACTCCGCAGTGGCTAGACCACCGCGTCCAGAAGGAAGGTATACGCATGGGATATCTCCACAGGCTCTTTCGCGCCTGTTTCGGCCCAGGACCGAAGCCCCATTGCAGCATACAGGTGACGCTCGCGTTACCAGTAACCCCACGACCTGACCACGACAGACAAATCGTGAGCGAGTTGACCGGCTACTAACCAGGGCGACCGCAGCAATTACTAAGGCCGAGATGCAAACGTCGGTTACAGTTGTTTAACGTCGGCAGGTACCGACAAAGACCGACCGCTAAAACACCTCGGACACCTTTCACCTAAGTGCGGATCCAAACCGAGATCCTCGAAGGCCCTTACGCCACCTGCGAGCTTAACCAAGCTACGCATACCACTTCCGTACACGGATCAAGAAGCCAGTGCTTCACTGTCCCAGAGGCAACAGCTCAGAACCCGACACCGGGTCGCGAACTCTTAGTCTCTGGCCACCAAGACCACTCCTCCTTTCCCCTTGAAAGGAACGACTTCACCGACTCGGTGACCGACAAACCGCTCCTCCTGGCTGCACGCACGCTCACCCGAAGGAGTCGCGCCGTTCGCTTCAAGAATAGGACATAAGCCCTAAAACTTGAAGTGAAAAGACGACACTCATCCCAAAGCGTACGGGTCACGTCCCGAGGACGAAGTGGAGCGCGCTCCCAGGTCAGCCGAGCCATCTCAGAGAAGAACAAGTCTTCTAGAGACGGATCAGCCTTCCTACGAACGCGCGACCACCCCTCGGGGATACAGTTCTGTGCCCAGACGGAACGTGGAGGTGGTAACGGAGGCTCCGAAGGGAGAGAGAGAAAGAACTTCTCTCTATCCCAAAAGCCAGAGTCAACAATCACCTCACGCGACACGGGGACGCCCAGACCCCTCCTCAAACTCCTCTGGGTCGCTTCTATCGCAGGCCGGAACCTACGAAGAAGTGTGCACAACCATCTATTCCGGTCAGGGAAACCTCGAGCAAACGAGGAAACCCGACCAGCAATCGCAGAAGGACACTCAATAGCAGAAAACCACTGAGTGCTGCGAATTACCGGAATCAGATGAACACTCCCGTCTCTCCTTCCTTCGAAGAACGTCGAGTTCAATGAGAACCAACGAGAACTGACTGAAGTCTTCCCAAGGGAAAGCTTCAGACCAGTACTACTGACACCGTCAGCCCAACGACGATACTCCTCAGGCCGAGACCTGAAAACAATATCGTCGCCGTTGATTCTCAAAGGAACTCGTCTTGGAACGAAAAACTTGAAAGAGAGGAAGTTTTGAAGGCACAGCAAAGGGAAGCACAAAAGGCTTCCCATAAGCTGGCCCCTTCTGTGGACAGTAGGCTTACCGCAATGCCAAAGCACCTTGGTAAGACTACCGACCGCAGCCTTCCTCACCTCAAGTGGGACATATGAGCAACGAGACAGAACCCGCTCCAAGATGTAGCGAGCTACATCAAGGTTAAGATTATCCGTTGCAGACTCATAGTCTCCAGAGACGAAAACCTCACCTGACACCCTGGCAAACTCGCCAGAAAACCGTCCAGGGACGGCTTCCCCACGAAGAAGCCAGGGTTTCCGAGATAGATGGTCGTAAATGAGGTCGTGAAGGGGTCTAAGCATCGACATGTCACACGAAGAGACAGTGACAAGACGACACTTACCACCAGCACGGACCGCCTGAACACGAACCGAACTACTCAAGGGATGACCTTCTCCCTGACAAGCAGAGAGAAACTCATCCCGAGAGTACCGAGACGTGAACAGGAGACCGCGGTTGCCACCATGGGACCGAGGATTCTCCAGACAGGCCGAGACCGACAAAGTCGCACCCGAAACCTTCTTTTGATACCCTCGATCCCACCCCACCGGGAATAGACGGTCGATCCGTCGCCCGGAGGACTCGAGGAACCCCCGAGGGGGATCCGGAGCTGGCTCCGAAAGCAACGAAAGGTACCGTTCGACGGACGGGACCGAGACAGGCAAGGTCTTCCTGAACAAAAAGACCGAACCAGCAATCGACACCCTGGACCGAAGTCCACAGCGTCGAATAACTGGCCACCAGGGGTGACCTGACCTTAGTGACGGATCAAGGAGTCCAGAACAAAACTCCTTAACCTCGCCCAGACAGGAGAAGTCCGGAACAGGCGCTGGGACAACCGAAAAGGTCGATCCCAAACCTGCCCGTAACTCCTCCAGCTGTGACCTGATCTTACCAAGATCAGAGCTGGGCAACAGAGACGGCTGAACACGCTTCCCAGGACCAGCCTGGAGCGCTGTTACAACAGCCGGCCTAAAAACCATCAACGGCGAAAGTCCGTTAATAGCTTGAGACTCAGG